GCGTGGTTGTGTTTCCGGCGGGTTAACCCTAACGGGGTGTGGGGGGGGTTGGGGGCAGGGGTAGGAGGAAACGGTATAATGACACCCCTCTCTGGGTAGAAAAATTGAAGCTGGCTTCTATAGGGGCAGAAGTCTTGAAATACACTAGGGGTGGTGTTATAATTTGGGTCTTGGGATGGGAATGAGGTGGGGGTGGGTGGGCTGCCGAGGAAGGCTGGAAAGGAGGTTTATGATGACGGGTTTATTGGGGTGTGGGAAGGGTGGGGTGAGGAAGCACACGCCGATAGTGAGCAAGAAGCAGCGGGGGTTATTTGGGGCGGAGTTGGCGAGGAGGAGGGCTGGAAAGGAGCCGAAGATGGTGGGGATAACGACGGTGGAGTTGGAGGAGCACTTGAGGGAGAGTAGGGGGAAGCGGTTGCCGAGGCGGAGTGGGAAGGGATGAAGGGTAAGGGCGAGCTGTTAGGGCGGCAGGCTCACTACGACAAGGCGGGGATACAGCCGGTCGAGTATATTATGGGGAGTTTCCCGCCTGATGGGGTGAGGGGGTATTTTGCGGGGAACATCATCAAGTATTTGTATCGGTATCGGGACAAGAATGGGGTAGAGGACTTGAAGAAGGCGCGGGTGTATTTGAATTGGCTAATTGAGTGGGAGGGGGAGGATGCAGCCAAGCTGCCAAGAATATCTAATAAGCGCGATAGGGTGGGGAGGCGGGAAGCGAAATGAGCGCATTTATCAAGTCGCCTATAGACGGGGTATATTACAATGCTGGTTCTTTCAGGCGGCTCTATGTAGCCGTCAAGAAGGAGCGGAATGAGAAAACGGGTCGCTTACACGAGGCAGGGTGGTTAGTGATAGGCGAGTGGGAAGATAAAGATATTTGGCTGGCCGTCCTTCCAACCTGAGAACAGGCCGAGGCTCTGCTCGATGAGTGGGTGGCTGGGATTCGCGGGACATGACTTTCCGGCGCAGTAGGTGGAGAAAACCCAGAAGAAGTGGGAGAAAATAAGCAGGATAGACGATGGGAAAGGTGGATGACACACTTACACGCGTCGACTTGTTGCGCGGTATCATCCCGCAATTCGCCTACGAAATCATCGAGCAATTAAGGAAGCGGAGGGAGAAGAATGAACATCCTCGCAATCGACCCAGGCACCTATTGCGGATGGGCTGTGTTGCATTACGGGGCACTGTCGAGCGGCGTCCAGGTCTTCGTGACCAGCCGGGGCAGCTCACCAGGCCTCCGCTTTCTTAAGTTCAATACTTGGTTCCGCGAAATGCTGCAAACATTCAGTCCCAAGTTGGTGGTGTATGAGCAGGCTCATTTTCGCGGCGGCTACGCGACAGAGCTGCTGGTCGGCTTTACCACACGAATCATGGAAAATTGCGCTGCGGGGGGTATAGAATACGCGGCAGTCCACACGGGCAAGCTGAAGAAGTGGGCTGTCGGTTCAGGGCGCGCCGAAAAGCAGGTGCTCATCGACCGGATTTCCGCACGTATCGGCACGCGGATAACCGACGAGCATGAGGCTGATGCGTTATGGCTGCTGCTCTACGGGCAGGAATTCTATTCGCGTGCGAGAGCGCGGCCCAAGGAGGTAAAATGAAACGCATTATCGTTATCTCCGACACCCATTGTGGACACAAGTTCGGGCTTACGCCGCCGGAATGGTGGGCGGCCGAGGAGACAGAGGATGATAGGCTTCAAAAACACCGAAGTTTTCAAAGGGCGATGTGGGAGGCGTTCGCGTCGGAGATAGACAAGCTCCGGCCGTGCCATGTGCTTGTCTGCAACGGGGACATGATTGAGGGTAAAGGTGAAAAGACCGGCGGAATAGAACTGATAACTTCAGATAGGCACGAGCAGGTCAGGATGGCGAAGCGGATCATCGAATTTATAGGGGCGCCGAAGGTTAGGATAACATACGGCACGCGCTATCATGTCGGCGGCGGGGAAGATTTTGAAAGCCTGCTTCGCGATTCTTTGAACCATGATATGGACGTGCGCGTTTCGGGCCATTTGTTTTTGAATGTCGAGGGCGTCGTTTTCGACGTTAAACACAGGGTGGGAAGAAGCTCTGTCCCGTATGGTCAATACACTCCTGCGGCAAGGGCGGCAATCTGGAATGACCTCTGGGCAGCCACCGGCCGGCAGCCCTATGCCGATGTTGTGGTGCGCTCACACGTCCATTATTTCTGCTACACCGGCTCTGCCTCGAAGCTCGCCGTGATAACGCCGGCACTCCAATACAATTCGATATACGGCATCCGCGAGTGCGAAAATATCGTTCATCTCGGCTTTGTGGTATTCGATGTTGAGGAAAGGAAGGTCGCAGCATGGTGGCCCGTGTTGTTTCACATCCCATCGCTCGCAGTGCACGCAGAGTCGCTTTAGATATACCGCCATTTGAGCCGCATGATTGGCCATTGGCGGAATTTCCGGTAAAAGTTTTAAGCCTGGAGGAATTGATGAGCGAAAAGGCAATGGGCGACAAGTTCGTCGCGGTTGAGGATTTGGCGGCGTATCTCGGCCTGGGCGAAAAAACCATCAGAATGAGGATTTCCTCGATGAATATCGAAAAGCACCATGTCCGCACCTTGCGCGGCCATAAGATGTGCCAAGTAAACGCAGTCAAGGCGGAAGACGCGAAAAGAATCATCCACTTTTATCGTCAGGCGAGTAATAATATAATATCCGTCGAGGACTTGCTGAAAGATGGAGATTGAGAATCACGGCGATTACTTGCGGGCGAAGCTGCGGCTGCTTGAGCTTCAAGAGCAGGAAGCCGCTTACCGGAATACACATAAAATTGAGTTCTGGCAGCCGCTTCCCCACCAAGCCAAGGCGCTCGAATACTTCCTTTCTGGGAAGAAAACCGTAATCCTTCAGGGCGGAAACCGGATTGGGAAAACCGTGTTTTGGGTGAATGTTGTAGGCGCCTGCTGCCTTGGCCATAGACCGTGGGATAAGGGCTCGACGCCGTTCGGCAAGAAACCCATACGGGTGCGGGTGATATGTGTCGATTGGGAGACACATGCGAGGGATATGATCATTCCCGCGATGAAAGAATGGTTCCCGGCCGGTTCATATATGACCAAGAAGAACAATGTTGGAGTTGAAGCGACGTGGTTTTTCTCCGGCACCGGCAGCGTCATAGAACTGCTGACCCATATTCAGGAAACAAAGCAGCACGAAGGCTGGAGCGGCCACTTGGTGGTATTCGATGAGCCGCCGCCTCGAGATAAGTATGTTGCCAATAAGCGCGGCCTAGTAGATTATGGCGGGGTTGCTATATTAAGCATGACCGCCGTTTATGAAAGCTGGATCCTCGATGAGATAGTGCTTAAGCAAGACCCGAACGTGGGCGCCGTGACGGAAGTCCCCATGCGGGCAAACACCTACCTTAAGGAAGCCGATATCGCGGATTTTGAGTCCAGCCTGACGGAAGACGAAAAAAAGGCGAGGATTGAAGGCGGCTGGCTACAGTTGCAAGGTCTCGTTTACAAGGAGTTCAGCCAGGACAAGCACATTATCGAGCCGTTCGAGATACCCTCGGATTGGCCCGTTGTTGTCTGTATAGACATCCACTTAAGCATCCCGCAGGCCGTTGGATTTTATGCGGTAGACAAATTCGGCCGGCACTATGCGATAGACGAGATATGGCAGAATATGTCCCCCGAGGAGATAGCCGACGCTATCATCCGGAAAAAGAAAACCAAGGTATGGAATATCCGCCAGGTTTATATTGACCCACTGGCCAAGGGCGATTCGCAATATATGAAGAACCGTATCGGCATCCCTGATTCATTCTCTGTTCTTTCGGACAAACTGCGGCCGGAAGGCATCATAACCAACTTGGCATCGAAAGACAAACACAGCGGCATCCTGGCAGTCAAGGGCCTCCTCCAAGGGAGTAATAAAATGCCGGCCCTTTTCTTTTTCTCGACGTGCCGCCGTCATATATGGGAAATCATGAGATATAACTACACGAAGGATGGGGATATCAGCGATGTAAACGACCACTTTATGGAAAACCTATACCGATTCGTCTTGAGCGGCACGAGGTATCTACCGCCTGATATTTATACCAAAAAACTCCCATACGCCCGCCCTGGATTGCTGTAGGCTTGCAAATGCTTAAGAAATCATTATCATATACACGAGGGTTGAGATGGACAATGTCGTAGCCCATTGCCTGGACCAGATAGGCAGGATAAAAAGAGATGTTGAGGCGCTGAATACAGACCGCGAAGACGCATTGCGCTTCTATCGCGGTGATTCCGACATCGTTCAGACCGTTGAGGGGAGAAGCACGGTTACAACTTCCGACCTCATGGATACCGTGGAATGGCTCAAGCCCGCGCTTCTTGAAATATTCGCCGGAAAGAACGACTGTATCTCCCTTCAGCCCACCGACGAAATGGACGCCCCCGCCGTAAAAAAGCTTCAGCTTCTCATAGATTATCAACTGCGCGTCCGGAACAAGTGGTATCTGATAATGCACGATTGGATCAGTGATGCTCTGCTCATGAAAATTGGCGTCGTGAAATACCAATGGGTAACGAGCACGCAAAAAATCAGGAAGCAGTATCTCGGCCTCTCGCAGGAAGAATACGAAGCCAAGGCCGCCGAGGAAAATGCGGAAGTCGTAGGGCTAATCAAGCACACCGAACAGCCTGAAGTGCGCGACTCCGTTTCGCTCGAAGTCCAGCAGCCCGAGGTCAGCACGTATGACATGACCGTCGATTACATCATTTACGACGAATATCCAGAAATCGATGTGGTTCCACCGGAAGACTTTGGAATGCCCACGATGATCCGCGAACTCGACGATGCCAAATTCGTTTATCACCGTGTCTCCATGCCGAAATGGAAGTTTGTCGAGAGATACGGTTCAGACAAGCTCGATGAAGTCAAGACCGGAGAAAGCACTAATCCCGTTGACAGGGTCGTAAATGAACAGCGGTTTCTGGATTTGGGTGGAAAGGTCTTTTATTATGACCAGGAAAAGGACGAATACATCGTATATGAGTGTTATTTCCGCGACGACGACGGGACACCCAAAGTCGTGCACTTGTGCGGGATGACGGTTCTTGAGGAATCCGAAAACCCATACGGCAGACCACCGTTCGTCGTCTGGACTCCCATAAAAGTAAGCCACCGGATGATGGGCTTGAGCTTCTACGACCTGCTTAAGAACATTCAAAAACTCAGAACCGAGCTTCTGCGGCAGGTCATCGATAATTGCTACCAGACGAACTACCGCAGAGTTGCGGCAGATGTTTCGAGGGTCAATCTTGACGACCTGTTGAATAACAATACCACAAACGCCGTCATCCGTGTTACGGGCGACCCGAGAGCGGCTATCTTCCCTGAACAAAAGGCGCCGCTTCCAGCCGAGGTTTTCGGGCTGCTGGAAACACTGTTGAGCGAGCGGGATTATCATAGCGGCGTCCCGCGCAGTTACCAGGGCGTATTGCCGGCGACCCAGCACCGGACATTCCGAGGCCAATCACAGCAGGTCGAGTTGGCCAGCCAGCGGATACAGCATTTGGCCAGGATCATCGCAGAAATGGCCATCGCCCCATTGGTCAATGAGATAGTCAATCTCAACATCATGTTCCTGACGAAGAAGCGTTCCATCCGCTACTTGAACGAGTGGGTCGAGATAACGCCAGACAACATCGTCGGCAAATATGACGTTGCCGTGAATGTCGGCCTCGGGACGAGAAATAAGGACAACATTGTCATCCAAATGCAGCAGTTGCTCGGCATCTTCGCCCAGATATTCAGGCTCGGTGTCCCCGTCGTAAATGCCCAGAACGTTTATAACGTGCTAAAGGAGATGCTGGACGCGATGGGGTATAAGAACGCGTCTGATTTCGTCTCCGACCCCAATTTCGTTGGGGCGCTGAAGGCACTCCTTTCCGCCATCCTGCCGATGTCGGCCCAAATGCCGCAGCTTATGCCTGTCGTGGCGCAGGTCGCGCAGTTGGCCGGGATCAGCCCGCAGGAGTTGATGCGGGCGCCCGGGGTGCCGTCGCCCGAACAGATGCCTGGCGGAGCTTATGAGGCCCCCGAACTGCCGGCTCAACCGGCCCAGGGCGTCAATCCTGTTCTGCAATCTACCGGACGAGGGTTTATGCCGTGAGTATTTTCAAGAAACAAAAGAAAAGCCTGAACCTGCCGGAAATACCGGTGGAGCGAAGGGATATCCAAGACCCGTTCGAGAGGGCAGCGCTCGCCAAGGAGATTATGGAGAACAAGCTTTACGGCGAGGTTATCAACAACATCAAGGCCCGGCTCATCCAGCATTGGTTGAATTGCGACAACATGACTAATATAGCCCAGCGTGAATCGGATTGGCTGCTATTACAGGCCGTCATCGCCGTAGAGCAGGCAATAAACACGGAGTTGACAAGCGCCATTTATGACGCTAAACTATATGAGGGAAAACTCGAATCAGCGAGGAGGAACAATGCCTGACCCCGAAAAGACGGCAGGAGAATCCGGACAGGACAATTTCCTGCTCGAAGAAGACGCGGCTTTGAACGATCAGGAGAAATCCATCGATTCAGAGCAAGGCGGCGAGGAATCCGGCCTGGAGAATGAATCGCCTGAAGGCGGCGAGGAGTCCAGCAAGGCCGGACAATCCAAGAATTATTATTCTACCGAGGATTTCCAGGCGCTGCTTCTGAAAAGCCCCGTTCACATTGACCCTGAACGGGTGCCGGACAATCTAAAGCCCGCTTACGACGCGGCGGTGGCGGCCTACCGCAGGATGCAGGCCGACTACACAAAAAAGATGATGGCCATGAAGGAGAGGCCCGCCGAAAGGAAGCCGAGGGATATCTACGAGGCCTTTGCCGAAGACCCCCAAGGCGTATTGACGCATCTCGACGCCCAAATCTCCAAGCTTACGAAGGACGGGATGATGGAGGAAGCGCTTGAACTGCGCGACCTTAAAACAAATCTGATTTTTCGCAGGCAGATGGAAATCGAGAATATCACGCGCAGCACGCAGCGGAGCGGCGAGGTCGTCAGCGCTGTCAGGCGAGAAATCCCCGATTTTGATGCACGGGCGCCACTGTTGACCGAGTTTGCGGTCAAGGAACTCGGCCTGACGGAAGAAGAAATCAGCCGCCTGACAGACCCGGCCATCATGGGCGAAACTGCGGCCAAGGTTACCATCGCCATAAATCGTTTGTATAACCGGATCAACGCCGGAAAGAGGGCAGAACAGAAGCAGGTCAAAACAGCGCCGCCGATACTCAACAGGCCCGGCTCGTCTGGGCTTGAAGCCGGCAAGAGGGGTTCAGCAATCCGTTCTCTGTCTGATGAGCAGTTTGAACAACTAATCACACAACACAAGTTTGGGAGATAACAAATGGCAAACACAACCACAACGCAGGTTCCTGCTGCTGTATCTGAATTTTATGATCGCACGCTGCTGGTTAGGGCGCTTCCCTATCTGGCGCACGACAAATTCGGCCAGCGCAGGCCCCTGCCTAAAAATAACAGCAAAGTCATCAAGTTCCGCAAATACGCCTCACTCAGCGCGGCAACGACCGCCTTGACTGAAGGCACGACCCCGACTGGAAGCCAGCTCTCCGTGACGGACATCACGGCCACAATCGCGCAGTATGGCGATTACGTGACCTTAACCGACATGGTGACGTTGGTCAACGTCGAGTCGCCGCTCGTTGAGGCCGCCGAGGTGCTGGGAGAGCAGGCCGGCGATACGCTTGACCAGGTTTACCGCGATGTTCTCGTTGCCGGCACGTCGGTCATTTACGCCAATGGCAAGACGGCCCGCAACCAAGTCGTTGATCTCATCAGCACCACCGACCTCGACAAGGCCATTCGGTTGCTCAAGAACAACAACTCCAAGATGCACACGTCGATCATCAAGGCCGGCACCGGTATCGGCACGCAGCCCATCCGCTCCGCCTACTTCGCCATCGTGCACCCGGATGTAGAATACACGCTCGAAGGCTTGTCGGGATTCATTTCCGTCGATAAATATGCGTCCCAGGGGCCTGTTGTCGAAGGCGAAATCGGCGCTTACAAGAACATCAGGTTTGTGGCTTCTACTAACGCAAAGATCTGGACAGGCGCAGGTGCCACAAGCAGTTCCGTCAAGAACACGGCGGGTTCGGCTGATGTTTACGCGACGCTCATATTCGCCAAGGACGCCTACGGTATCACCGAATTGAGGGGCGAGGGCTTGCGCAATATCGTGAAGACGCTCGGATCGGCCGGCAGCGCAGACCCGCTCGACCAGCGGTGCACCTCTGGCTGGAAGGCAACGACTGTCTGTAAGATCCTCAACGATTCCTTCATGGTGAGGATTGAGAGTGCGGCTGCTCTGTAAATGATGGAGTGTTAGGGGGGGGGCCCGGCCTCTCCCCCTGGCGCCCATATATATGGCAGGAGGAATGGATTATGCCTAAAGCGATTGTTTACAACATCGAGAATCCCGATCAGCGCGAATTCTATTTGAGCGTCAACGGCGTAAATGTTCAGGGTTTGTGCGGAGTGGAAATCGACCTGAAGCCCGAATATGTAGACGTTCTGCAGCACGCCGTCATCGAGACCTGGGAAAAGGACAAGACAGGGAATGTCGTGTTTGCCCCCCGACCGCGATATCGGGTTCTTGTGTTGGGAGAACAAGAGGAGTCAAAGCCTGCCACGGAGCAGCGGTTTGTTTGTGATAAGTGCGGCAGGGAGTTCCCCAACAGGTTCGCCCTTGCCGGACACAAAAAGGGCCCCTGCTAATGTATCTGAATGAACTTCAGGACAAGGTTACGGCTTATCTGAACAGGTCAGACCTGTCGGCCTACATTACCGACTTCATAAATCTGGCACAGCGCCGCTTAGAGGAAACGGATGATTGGCCTTGGCTGGAGCAGGTGCAGTCCGGCTCCATCCTTGAGTCCAGCCCCACAATTAGTATCCCAAGCGCCCTGCGCAAGGTCAAATCTTTGCGGGTGACGGCGGACGGTTACACCTACGATTGCCGACAAACCAGCATTGATGACCTGACGCTGCTTCCGACATCTTACGGCTCGACGGGCAGACCGCGGTATTTCGCCATTGATTGGGCAAACAATGTCATAAAATTCGCGCCAGAGCCGGATCGGGACTATACCTATGAACTGCGCTATATACCGTATTCCGATGATTTAAGCGAATCCAATAACCACAACATCTGGACGGACGAGCATTGGAATGTCCTGCTTTACGGTGCGCTGTTGGAAGCCCAGCCTTTCCTGCTTGATGATGCACGCCTGCAGATTTGGCTTGGAATTTATCAAGAGGCGGTGCGTCGCCTGGTTTTCGTTAAGAACTCACTGGAGTTTTCCGGCTATCAGAACATTAGAGGGGGCTGGCAAGTGATATAACAGGGAGGGCGGCAAATGCTTATGCCCATAAAAATTGGGGCAGGCTGGCTGCCCGACCTTTCGCCTGCGGAGATTGGCGCTTTGGGCGGTCTCCAAATCGCCAAAAATCTCATCCCGATAGACGGCGGCTATCGCCCCATGAACAGTCTATATCAATGGGGGAGCGCCACCATCGACTACACGCCGCTGGCGGCAATCGCGTTTGGTGCATCAGACGGCATCTGGCGAAACTTTGTCGGCACAACGGTGAAGCTTTACCGAGTAGCAAACGACTCGGCTACTGACATAAGCGATGCCACATACAACTGCACTTCCTGGCGGTTCCAGAACTATGGGGATTGGCTCATCGCGACAAACGGCATAGACAACATCAAGGTATTGAAGAACCCCAACGGGTCGGTCGTAAGCAACCTCGGCGGTTCGCCGCCCAAGGCTAAATATATGCTGCTTCGCAGGGGGCATCTCATTCTTGCCAACACCAACGAGGATGGGACGGGATACCCCAAGCGGATACGGTGGTCGGCGCGGGAAAACCCCGAAGATTGGACGCCGAGCCTTACGACTGGCGCTGATTATCAGGACTTCCCCGAGATGCTCGGCGATATCACGGGCCTCGGCGCCATCGGTGATGATTTCGTGATTTTCTCTCACGACAGCCTAACCATAGCAGAATATTCCAGCGTCTATGTCTTTGCCTTCAGGGTGAATGCCTACGCCGGCGTTGGATGCCGATACCCCAATAGCATCATCTCCATCGGCCCCGCCGTGTTCTTTTGGGGGCGCAATGCGATTTACCAGCTTCAGCAGGACGGGACAATAAAAGACATATCTACCAGCAGGGTGAAGAAAGCGGTTGTGGAAAATGTGAACGATACCTACGCACACCGTATCTCCGCTGCTCACGACTACGCCAACAGGCTGATAATGTGGGCCTACCCGTCCTCCACCAGCGATGGCGAGCCGGACAAAATCCTCGTCTATAATTATCAGGAAGACAAATTCACGCTACTGGACATCTCGGTATCGTTGTTGGGAAACCTGACACCGCACGGCGACACATATCTGGACGACCTAACTACGACAAGCATAGATGAAGCTTCGACGATAATAGACCTTCTGAATGTTGACACTGGCCTTGTGCTGCCGATGGCTGTAAGCGGAAGCACGCAATTTAATTTCTATCAATTCACGGGTGTGTCTATGTCATCAGAACTCAAGACGGGTGAATATAACATTTACCCGAAGGTCGGCATGGCCCGGAAGGTTTTTGTCCCAGCCGAAGGCCTCGTCTCCGGTACGGTTAGCATTCATCACCGCTACAGCCCAATGGACGCCTATAGCATAACGCCCGATGTTGATATAAAATCCGACGGTAGCGCCGATGTCCGTTGCTCCGATCGGTTTATGGCGCTGCATTGTGATTTGGACGATTTCACCAAATTATCAGGCTCGCTATATTGCGATATGGCAGCCGAAGGAGAGCGATAATGTCTTACAACGCTGAAAACATCAAGGAGCTGGACACCTCAACACCCACGGAAGGCGCGTCCTACATTCCCGAACTCAATGATTCTGACCGCGAAATAAAGCGGGTTATCAAAAATCAGTTTGCCATAGTCTCCAAGTCCTCCAATTATACGCTTACCTACGCCGAATCCGTGGTCGTCTGCACGGCAGCCATCCAGATTACGCTTCCCGCCGCAAGTTCGGTGGCTGGGTCTGGATCAACGAAGCATTATTGGATTAAGAACAGCAGCGCCGGAACAGTAACCGTCGTGGGGACGGTGGACAGTGAGTCGAACCCGACGATTTCGGCGGGCGCGGCCATGCATATCTTCAGCGACGGGAGCGCTTGGTATAAGGGCATCCTCGGCAAAGAGGCGCCGATAGCCCATGCTTCATCGCATATTTCCGGCGGCTCCGACTCCATTAAATTGGACGATCTCGCCGCGCCCGATGACACCACCGACCTTGACGTTTCCACGTCCGCTCACGGGCTGTGCCCTAAAGCGCCGAACGATACGTCAAAGTATCTACGCGGCGACGGCACCTGGGCCGCCGCGCCCTCTACTCCGTCGGGCTATAACTACGTAGACCATGCCTTTGTAACCGATCCCGTATTTTGCCCGTATCATGGGCATGCCGGAACCATAACGGGCACTGTGGAGCTGGTGGCGCAGAGGACATATTGGATGCCGTTCATTCCAAGGTTCACCTTTTCCATCGTCGCTCTTGGCACTTACATCACTACCGGCGACCCTGGCAAATATATACAGGTCGGAATCTACGACGCAACGTCCGCAGGCAAGCCCGATACACGGCTGGAATATGTCATTCTTGAGGCCGGCTATACGGGCGGCGCCCTGGATTATGTGAGCGAAGAATTGACCGCGGGGCAGGTTTATTATCTTGCCATCTGGAGCGACGGGGAGCCAGGTGTTCGTTCTATCAACGCAGATGATATCATCAATGTTTTGGGTCATGCTCTTTCGTCAGCATCGGTGCTGACCGGTTTATATGTAGATATCTCTGGCGGTCTGCCGGCCGACGCGAGCGGATACACTTTCAACCCATCGGCGTCTGATCAGCCGGAGTGTTTCTTTAAGATCTAAATAGGAGGTTTAACATGAGTTCCATCAATGAAAAGGTGTCATACAAGACACTCTGGAAAATCCTGCGCTACGCAAGCGAGGACGACTACAAACAGGGCCGTCGGTATAGCGATACCGAAGCCCGGCAGTTGTTCAACGGCATGGCGCAGGAAAGTGTCATTGAGGGCAATTTGCTGCTCAATGAGGGCATTAATGTGCTTTGGACGATACTTTGCTCGGCCAGCGGCACGAAGTTCGACAACAGCAACGCCTACTTGGGCGTCGGCGATTCGAACACGGCGGAGAGCGCGAGCCAGACCGGCCTTCAGGGCACGAACAAGACCTATAAGGCGATGGACGGCGGCTACCCGACCTACGGGACGAGTCAGAAAGCCACCTGGCGCGCCAGCTACGGGTCGGCCGAAGGAAATCACGCCTGGAACGAATTTACCGTAGCGAACGGCAACTCGGACGCCGCTGACAACCTGAACCGGAAGGTCAGCGCCCAGGGCACAAAAACCGCGGGCCAGACTTGGCAGCTCACGCTTGAAATAACCCTCTCATAAGCCTCGTGCCACAACGCCCGCTGGCCGGTAGATGGAGGTGAACGAATATGGCAACGCGGCTTAAAACAATCGAATACGCTTTCCCACAGAACGAAAGTTCTCTTGCTTCCTTAACGCGCCTCGACCTGTCAGCCATAACGATTTACATACCCGAGACAAGCAGCCGGACGTTCCAATCCGTAATCGTCGAATTAACGGCCCGCGACACGGTCACCACGGCCACCAGCCTGAGCGCAATCTTGATTGGAATAAAGCTCGGCGCGGCCAGCTTCAGCGACGCCACGGTCTCGGCCACCCTCTCCAACAGCGGCGAGCAGTTAAGCTACCTATTAACCCGTAGTGTCACGAGCTATTTCAACACTAACTTCGGCAGCGGGAGTTCGCAGACCTGTCAAGTCGGCTTTATGTTTACCAACCCCTCCACGATAAACCACTGCGTCAAACTTATCATCACTTATAGCTACGACGATAGCTCTGCCACGACCAGGATTCGAACAGCGCGTATTCCGCTCGATAGCACACCCACAACCTTGAGCACTTCATTGACCAGCATCGGGTCGAATCAGGTTCCGGCTTTGGATACTTTCTTGCCCGAAAGCTCGAAGACCTATAGGTGCATCTGGTTTCAGGTCGAGGGCAACGAGACAGCCGCCGGAACGACGGACTTCAGCCTGAACTTGGCGCTTGATAGCGAGAGTGAGGACGCGGACGGGCTACATGAAGAGGGCCTATATTCCAGTTGCTGGTATAGGCGGCTCTGGGTTCGGAACGATATGGCGACCAACTCCACGCACGACCTAAAAGCGAGCGTAACCAACACGACGGGCGGCACATTCAATCATTTTTCTGTGGTGCTCTACGTTACATATGAGTATGACCACAGCAACAGCTCGACTGTTCTCAACTCGCTCGCGATACCGTTTAATATCTATGCGGGCACTTGCGTAGGCACGGCCTCTGGCGACGCCGATCGGGCCGATATCAAGATAATGGTTGAAGAAACCTCTCCAACGCTTGTCCAAAGCGGCATTGTGCTACATTGGACAACCGAGAGCATCAAAGACATTAACATCTCGATTGGTTCACAGGCGTTCAAGACATATGCCGATGCCGGCGGCCTTTTTTGCGGGGGGACCGCCGCGGGCCAGCGATTTGACAGCGGCGCGGGACAGGGTAGCGGCCTATCGCTTGCACGCGGAGAAAATACTCTTTCCGTCCGTATTTATTCCTCAACGGCAGAGTTTGCTACTGGTATGGTCGGCGGTGTGATTTATCTCAACTACACAAGCTCCAAACACGCGAGTGGCGACGGAGTCCACAACCACAGCGTAGCTAAGAACTTGTTTGCGCACGACACATTTGTGCGGGTGCGGACGGCGACCCGTCAGGCCGATATCCCAGAGACCAGCTACTATATTTCGACCATAGGCGCCGTTACGTATGTTTTTATTGGCGGCACCGCGTCTCTGGTTCCCGTGGCGTCGCTCGCCGCTGAATATGCCGGCGGTGAAGGTTCAGGAAACGGATTCGCCGACCTTCAGGCGACTTGGGGCAACACAGATACCGAGGCCGGCGTGTTTTTAGCCTGCACGAATTTTCAGGAATTTTTCAAACATCATCCGGGCTGCCCCGACACCAGCCGCATGGCCCTGACGACCTCGCGGACTTGGGCCATCAAGCAAGCGTTAAACCAATATGCGATGGCCGATTTGTGGTATACCTACCACGCGATCACCTATTCGGTGAGCGGTAGTATAAGCGGTTCAAGCGGCGGCACTGTCTATATTGACCTGTTCCGCGACGACACCGACCAGAAGGTTGCGGCGACATCGCGGTCGGGGAACGGAAGCTACAGCTTCACTTGGTATGACAATACGATAAATCTTTATACCGTGGCTTACGAGGATGCTACGCATACCGGCCGGAGTGCAATCGGCACGGCTTCGTAAGGGGGCAGCGAGATGGCGTTCCCCGACATCGCCTTAAGTGACCCAGGCGGTGGTTTTTCCATAAACCTCTCGCCCACCGGTGGAACATACGTAAATGTGTCCGACTCCGGAGCTGGCGTCGATTCCATTACCAACATATCGGTTCAAGCTGCACTCACCGACAGCGCGTCCGGCTCGGATTCTCTTACATCTCTTTTGTGCCTGCTGTCCCTTAGCGACGCAGGTAGTGCGAGCGAGATTGTTTCTACATCAGCAACAAGCTTTCTAACGATCTCTGATTCCGGCTCTGCGACCGAGGCTATCTCTATTTTAATCAGTAATATAGTCAGCCTTGCCGACTCTGGTAGCGGAACCGATATTATAGCATCAATCTTGGCTTCGATTGCTGCTTCTGATGCCGCCACGGGTGCCGACATCGTTGCTGAGGTGCTTGCCTTTTTATCGGTTTATGATTCGGCCACGGCCAACGAAGTCGCAAATATATTGGCAGAAGGCTCGATGTCCGACGCTGGCGCTGGCTCAGACGCGGTATCTATTGTGGCAATGGCCAGCCTCGATGATAGCGGAACCGGCACGGAACTGATTAGCCTATTAATACAAAACCCTGTGTCCGACTCCGGATTCGGCGTGGATTCCGTGTTCATCTCAGATCTATCATCTCCTTATAAAGATGTTGCGGATTCAGGCGAAGGTGCAGATTGGGTATATATTACAAGGCTGCACGCGACGAAGGGCTACCCAAAGCCAATAGATAGACGTGACCTGTTCGAGATGTTGCGCTGGTCGCTACCCGCCGCCTGGCCAGAGGCTGGTAAGGTAGAGCCGCCAGACGAAATCAAATTTGACGGTTTGCTCGCTTATGCTGACGGAACCAATTGGGATCCAGGCAGTGGCGCCGGCTATTATCGCTGGGATGATGGATCATCAACATGGGTAATATTGGGCGGAAGCGGAGGGACGGGTAATTATGTGGCCAACAATGGCCGCGCCCCCTCTATTGAGGTGCGGAATCTTGACCAAAATGGATTCCCCAGCTCGCCCGCGCAATATGATATTGTAATTGGCTCTGACACGAACGAGGCGTATCAATATAACGGGACATCCTGGGATACGCTTATTGCCAAAGACTGCGAAATGCCCTTCATAGACTTGACGGATGTTCCTGTATCTTATTCAGGCCAGAGCGGCAAGGTTGTGAGAGTGAATTCGACCGAAAACGGTCTCGAGTTTGCCAATGTTGGCGGAGCTACATATTTCACCGACCTTGACGACGTGCCCGGAAGTTACACGGGGCAAGCCACCTATATGGTGCGAGTCAAAACCGACGCAAGCGGACTTGAATTTGTTGATGCTGCTGGGTTTATACCCTATGTGGTAAAGCCCGTCCGCGATTATGCAACGCAACCCGACAAAACACCGGAAGCTGGCGATCGCTGGATCGTTAGCTATATGACGGATTATGAGGATTGGCTTGGGCACGGCGGGGAAATTGCCGAATACACCGGCTCGACATGGAAGTTCACAGATGCCTTTTATGGTTTGATGTGTTTCAATAACCTCGCCTATAGCGGCACTGCGAAGTTGCTCTGGAATTATAACGCAGGCGCCGGCGGCGAAGGCTGGGCGGAATTCACTCCAACGCCAAAGGCGCATCACACGAGCCACGAGAGCGGGGGTAGCGATGCAGTAAAGCTGGACGACCTGGCCACGCCCGATGACAATACTGACCTTAACGCCACGACATCACGTCATGGGCTTTTGCCCAAGCTTTCTGGGAGCACGACTGAATTTTTGCGTGGCGATGGGGCATGGGCCACGATCTCGGGCGGCGGTTCTACATATTTCACCGACCTTTTAGATACGCCGAGTAACTACACGGGAAGCGCTGGCTATATTGTGCGTGTGAATAGCACTCCCAACGGGCTTGAATTTGTCTCGCCCTCAGATCTGATAGTTGGCGGTTTGGTGGCCCCGTGGACTAATGAAACCACAGGCAGTGATAGCGCTTTTGCCGGTTATGAAATCCCGAGCTATAAGGAAAGCAGGAATGCCTGGGTTGCTGAAGACTATAGTGCATCGCCGCCAGATAGTATTAGGCACTTTTACCCGATTGAACGCGGCGGGATGTTACCAACAATTGTCGCGATGCAAAACTCTCCGCCCGCTTTGCCCATCAATGGTGATATGTATATCGTAACCGCTACGGCCCAATATGAATGGACGGGCTACGAAGACTATCTGGCCATCTGCGATGATGACGAAGTTGACGGGTATTTCTTTGTTCCGCCCGCATTAGGCATGTTGGTTTTCAACTCTAATGACGGTTATTTCTATGTGTATAACGGAAGCGCGTGGCAGGAGCTGACCAATTATCTGGGGACGGGAGAGCCGGCATATGATATCCTCGCGTTTAAGCTCCGCGGCACGAGTCATTTTGAGGCTTGGCACACGATACCGACAACCGCAACCTCTACCCTCACCAACGCTTCGATAACTGCGAATATTTTATACGCATATCCGCTTCCTTGCCCCAGGGCGATAAATATTGATAGGCTTGCAATTTATGTTTACGGTGCCGCCATCGGAGAGTATGTAAGATTGGGCATCTATGAAGCCGACGCTTATCATTACCCCAATTCGTTGCTGTGGGATGAGGAGTTTGACGTATCTACCACGGGAGCCAAAAGCGCAACGGTAGACATTGACCTCGAGGGCGGCAAACTCTATTATTTGGTCATAGTGTCCAGCGGCACGCCAAGCTTAAGGTGCTTCACCGCAAACACCTGCCTAACGGGTCTACAGTTGGGCTATACTACGCCGTCGGCGACGCAGCCTACGCTTGGATTTTATGTAAGTTTTTCTTATACAGACCTGCCTTCGACTTTTCCTTCCGGAACGCCAACTACCATGACATCAGGCCCGCAATTTGCCATGTGGTTTAGATTAACATAGGAGGTGTATAGATGATGGACGGCATGCCCAAAAACGGGACAATGAGGATGATCATCAACATCATTGCGCTGTTGAGCTTGGTCGCTTATATCGCGTTAAGCGAATTGAGCAAGTCCAGGGTAACCCACGCGGCCAACAACATCAACGAACGGGTCGCCAGGATAGAAGAGTGCATTCTTTCACTGCGTCCCCTTCCGCAAGATGTGGCCGGAATCAAAGTAGCCATCGAGGACTTGAGGGAAAGCGTGGACAAACTTGAAAAGCGCATCGAGGCGAAGTAAACTCTTGGAGGAGTTGATGATGGACAATTTTCAGATTTTGCCGATTTACAACACCAAGGCTATTGTCAGGAATTGGAAGCTCATCCGCGAGGGAATGGAGAAAGTCTTGATTCACACCTATCAGGACGCCAACCTTGAGAAGATTTTCAACGAGCTTATGGCTGGCGAGGCGCTGCTCTGGATTTGGTTCGTCGGCGGGCAATACGGCGGTTTCTTTACCACCAAGATCGAGGAAGTTCCGTTCGGCGAGAGGAGTCTGTGGATCGTGCATATGTTCAGTAAGGGGGCGAACGTGGACATGTTCCGCGAAGGCCTGGAGATGTTGGACAAATATGCCAAGTTTATGAAATGCAAGACCGTCAGGTTTTATACCCAGCGGGACGAGGCGTTTGAACGTAAGCTCGGCCCGCTTGGATTCAAGAGGGGATATCAAGAGTTTATCAGGGAGGTAAAAGATGGCTAAATCAACGCAGACATCAACCACAACGACAAAGCCCGCTGAGTGGCAGATGCCCTATCTTTCGTTTGGGGCGTCAGAAAGCAAGCGGCTCTATGGGCAGCCGCTGCAATATTATCCTGGAGAAACAATCGCGGGTTTTACTCCGACGCAACTTCAGGCGCAGGGTTTGCTGAAGGCACGATCTCTCAGCGGGTCGCCGGTTACGGCGGCGGCCCAGGGCGAGCTTGCCAAGACCTTGAGCGGCGGCTATCTTTCTCCCGAATCCAACCCTTATCTTTCGGCCTATGTTCAGAAAGGCTTGGAAGACGTCCTGCCGGCTATGGACACGGCGGCGGTCGCGGCCGGCAGATACGGCAGCGGCGCCTGGGGCCAGATGAGGGGCCGGGCCGCAGGAGAGGTGGCGTCGAATATCTACGGCCAGGCTTATGAGGCCGAACGCAACCGGCAAACCGGAGCGCTTCAGATGGCGCCCAGCATAGCCGAAATGGACGTGGCTGACCTTCTCCGCTTAGGCGCCGTCGGTTCGGAAGAACAGGCGATGGAACAGGCCAAGATAGACGAGGCGATTAACAGATGGGAGTTCGGGCAGATGGAGCCGTGGCAGCGCTTGGCGAACTTCGTCAACCTGGTATCGGGCGACTACGGCGGAGTAAGCACAGCGGTCGCGCGCGGAAAGTAAGGAGGGTGTCATGGGAAGCGCATTACCAACAATCGCCACCATCGCCGAAATAGGCGCGTCTGCCAGCACGACCGCCAAAAACCTTTCCGGCAAAAAAGAATTCGCGCCCGCGTATGGCGGCGGCCAACGCGAGCGGCGGGAGATCGTCTTGTCGAACCCCTATGCCCAGTCTCTTTTGGGTTCCAATTTAATGGAGGCCTATAAAACCTCAACCGGTGCAAGGAGGGGAAAATGATGTCAGCACAGCCAAAACTTCCCTTACAGCCTGATTTGCGGCAAATAATTCAGATGATCCTGGAACAGGCCAGGACGAAGCAAATGGCGTCGGGCTTCAGCCTCGCGCCGAAGCCAGGCCCTAATGAGTTCAGCTTGGCCGAGCAAAAAACCGCCAGCCTGCTTGGCGGGGGCAAGGGCGGAAAGAAAAAGACCAATTATGAGGATATGTTGGTTGGTGCCGCCGCGGCCCTGGCTTCTGTAGCTGGGCTATTCCAGGAACCCAAGGGATTTGCGCCGGCGGTCTCGCTCGGCCAGAAATACCCCGTGCAGACACAGTTCCCCTTCGGCCAGCGGGCATCGTTCAGGTCGCTACTCGGAGGTGGAAAATGATAGATGTAAAATCCGCAAAAGACTTTATTTCCGAGGATGAGCGCAAAGGTCTACTTTACGGTAGCCTTATTGCGGCCGGTCTTGCCGCAACCCGAGGGAAGAATATCGGTGACGCACTAACGCAGGGGATTTCCGGCCTTGGCGTAGCCTATGCCGGCGGCTTGAATCAAATCTACAATCAAAAGCAGGCCGAGTTGGAACGGCAGCGTATCCTCGAGCTTTTGGAGTTAGAAAAGGCCCGGGGTGCCCGCGAGGCAGAGGCCTTTCCTGCCGAAATGGCGGCCAAGGAATTGGGCCTCGGTCAACTAATGCGGCGCGGGGCCGGCCTGCAGCAGATGTCAGGCATGCTGGCCGAACAAAATCCTCTATTGGCCGTTGGGCTCGAGGCTGGGGCGCCGCCGGAATCGGTGCTGGCGGCATTCAGCAAACCCGAGGAAACCATCACAGGGAATATCGTGCGAGATCCTTCAAGTTCCACCGGCTGGAGCTATGCGTCAAATCTCGGCAATATCATAGCCAGAGGAGCACCGGCCCCAGGCGCGGGAGCCGGCGGCGGCAAATCCGCCGCTGAGCAGTTCAACGAGATAGATTCCGGCAACAAGGAATTTGCATGGCGGCGCGCAGTTGACGCCATCAAAATCAAGTATCCTCAGGCGAGCGGCAATTTGGACGCCCTGTCGAATATGTTTATCTGGCAGAAAAAGCCCGAGGAAATCGCCAGCATGACCAAGACCAATGTGCAGGGCGAGGCCTACGCCGAACTCTTGCGGTCGTTTGCTACCAACTACTACAACGCTACGGCGGCATCCGTCAAGCGGAACGAGTTGCCCCGCGGCTATCTCGAAACGGTTCCGCAAATAACCGCGAGCCTGATGTCGTCCTTGACGCCGGTGCCGGCGGCTGGTGCAAAGACAGTCAGCACTACTGCTGAGCAGCAAACCGCCGCAGCGCGGGCCGCGGAGGAACTCAAGAGGCGCGGCTACAAATTAAAGTAGGGTGCGCAATTGAACGAACAAGACCTGTCCAGGCTGCCCGATGAAGAGTTGGCGAAACTTGCAGGTATCCGCCTGATCAAGTATCCCAAGGGGGCGAAGGTGGATTCCCGTGGTGTCGTCTATCATCTCGGAGAAAAAGAGCCGGACTTTCAGAGCTGGTATCAGAATTGGGCACAAAAAACCGGCACAGCGAGCGACCCAGACCCAGACCTTCATCTCTACGATTACCGCCTCGCGTTTTTGGCAGAGGCGAAGCCGGGCGTATCGCCAGAGGATAACCAATGGCACTGGCCGTCTCAATTCAAATATCGGGCCGAAGCGCAGGGGATCGACCATCCTAACAGGTATGTAGATGGGATTGATACGACTAAATATCAGGAGAACCTTGCCGATGAAAGCCAGGCCATGGCGGAAACTGACAAGCTTCCCGCTTGGGACAAAATGTCAGATGCCGAATTGGAAGCCCTGGCTGATCAGGCTGGCTACAAAATCACCGAACGGCCGGGGCAGGCGTGGCGGGAGTTTGTATGGACTCCTCAAATAGCGGATGTCGCTGGCGGCGTCGCGGGCGGCATCGCGGTCAGGGCGTTTATCCGAAGTTTCGTTCGCGGATTGGGGCAGATGCTCCACCTGACCGGAGCGTTCATGGAATCGCAGGCCAACCTGCCGCCCGAATCCAAGAAAATCACGGCGGGCCTGATGGAAGTTGGGCAAAAGATGACCGCCGCTGAAGGGCCGCCGCCTTCGCCCGATGAACAAGAAGAAAGCCAGGCGGTGCGTAAAGGCCGCATGGGAGTAATCCTCAAGAATTTTGGCCTATCCATCGAGCGCGCCACAACTCCGGAGCTACAACCCGAGTGGCAAGGCCTCAAAAGCATTTTCGATCCTGTTTACATGCTGGAATCAGGCGGCGAGCAGTTGGGGTTACAAGCGCCGTCTCTCATCTCGTCTGGACTCGCCGCTGGGCTTGCTACGGCGGCACACCTGCCGCCTGCCTTGACCTCATTGGTGGTGGGAGTAATAAACCGAATGCAAGAATCGGCGATGGAGGGTGGCGATGCCTATGAGTCCGCCATACAAAAAGGCAAATCGCCGCAGGAAGCCGCCGTCATTGCGGATAAAGTGTTCAAAAACAATATGATACTGACGGCCTCGGATTTTGCTCAAACATTAGTCGCGCTGTTGTCCGCAGGGAAGATCAGCAAGGAACAATCAAATGCCATCGTCAAACTGCTCAAATTCGCAGGCGTCGGGCTCGCGGTAGGCGCGTGGGAAGCCGGCGAGGAGGGGTTGCAGGCCGCCATCCAGCAATCCGCCCGTGGAGACAAGGTCGCTTTCGATAGAGAGATGCAAGAAGGCATGTTTTGGGGCCTTTCGATGGGCGGGCTTTTTTCCGGCTTCACTCAAGCCGGCGCAGTTTTTGGCGAGAGGCTTCGCCAGGCACGCGAGGAATATCTGAAGGACCTGCGCGCCAAAAAAGAGGAACCGGCCATGAACCTTCCTCCGGAAGCCCCGCCAATAGCGGTTCCGTCGCCGGAGCCTACCGCACAAGTCGGTATCGCGACGGCAAGCGTTCAAGATCCGCAAATCCCGACTGCCCCCGACATTGACTTGTCCGATGCCCTGAACGATGACGACTTCAAGGCGCGCGCCGACGATGCGGCCAACTCGTTCAGGGGCGTGCCGCAGGAACATGCTAATACGGTGCTCATCAAAGCGCCCAACGCCCTTGGCTTGGCGGCGGCGGCACGGTCGGCGGTTAGCGGTCTATTCAAAACATTGAAGCGAGACCCGTTCGGACTGCTCAGCCGCAATATTTCCGCGATGGGCAGTTATGTTTTTTCTGAAGATAGGGCGTGGTTTACAGACGGCCAATTATATGTCCGTGGCACGCCGCCGAAGTGGGCGAGGGCCGCCGCGCATAGCATCCCGCCGACGCCGACTGCCATTGCCGCGGTTTCGTCGATGAAGGGGGTCCCGACCACGCCGGTTTATTATCTTAACATGCAGCCGAATTTCTACATAGTCTCCAAGAATGCCTTGCCGGCCTTCAGGCCTGATAGCCCACGGGCGCGAAAGGTTGTCGCTCCCAACGTGGTCGTTTTCCGGACAATCCACGATGGCAAGGTATATTTCACATCGTATGAACAATTTAGAACGCAGGGCATAAAGAGAATGTTCCCTGACGCCAGCTTTAGCGTTGACATCACGAACTCACGGCAGCCGGCTTTGCTGGCAACCGTCAATGGTGAACTTAAAGCAGTTCTGCTCCCATACCGCACGGCGCGTGGGGCGCCGGCCGTTTATTCGCCGGCTCCGCTTGATGCGCTGGTAAGGCTGGCCGGCATCGAACCCGAAACCGATTCGACGGAAGTCTACACCCTTCCGCCTACGGAGCCAAAAGGCGAGAAAGCCAAAAAGAGTGCGCCGCCGGTTCCAGAGCCGCTGCCGACACCGACCCCACCCACCGAGGTAGTGCCGCCCTCACCGATGCCTGCGCCAGCCGTGGAGCCTGCGCCAGCCGCAGAACCAGCAACCGCGTCTCCGCCAGAGCCGGGACTGCCGCCTTCAACCGGAGCCCCGCCGGAACCGTCCATTACCCACGCGCCGCCCGAGCCAACTACTGCGGCGGTGTCCACGGACATTGGGGCCACTCTGCAGAACCTGAAAATCTTACTGCCGCAATATGTCGGTTCTAAAATGCCTGCCCTACCGATAGGGCCAATGCTTGAAATCCTCAAAAGAATGCAGACGACAAATTTCAAAAATGCTGTGTTGAGCGACAGATTAAATCAACTATATACCGCGCTCAGGTTCGGCAACGAAATTTACTCGCTGTTGGACGCTCTCCCTAACACTCCGGCAGAGGTTATGGAACAGATTCGGTTCAGTATGCAGCAGGTCTTCTCTAATTTACAATCGCTTTTCAAGGAAGAACGCTCTCCGGTCGGGCTGTTAAATCAACTTACTATTAATCAGGTAAAGGAATTAACGACGCGCATTGGGTTAAAATTTACGTCTCTTGTTCAGAATTTCCAAAAAGGCAAAAGAGAAGCATTCGCGGCAGATCTTGAGCGTTTGCGCAATGTTTTTGATAGCACTGTGGAGTGGCTGGGAGACGCCAAGCAACCCTTGATTGACCTGAATAATTTGGTTATAGACAGCATTCTGGACAAATTTAACAAAGAAGCCAAGCCCGAAGAAACTTCAATCACCGATGAAAAGAAACGAGGCACAAAACGGACGCCACGCGAGGAAGCAGACTTCGAGATGATGATGTCGTCGCGCAACCACCCGACGCCGCCGACCATCGGGGCGATGGAAGTAGCTGATTTTTACAACTTGGATTGGGATAGGCTTGATGATACCGAGCGGGCCGTAATTATTGAATATGTGGAAGAAGGCCAGGTGCTCCTGCCGGATGAGTTTTTGCGGCGTATCACGCTGGATCGCTATAAGCAAGAGCAGGCTGGAAAGGGCGGGGTCGTTTGGAAAACCGGCAAGAAATTCGGCGACATCATCGCCGGCGGGCTGGAAACCACCGCTCGTCTGGCCATTGACCCGTCCAAAATTCAGCATTATCTCATCGACTTCGCCAGGGCGCTGGGCTGTTCCGATTTTACCATTGACGCCAAAATGTCTGCCAACGGAGCGTTTATCTATAACCTTTTAGGTGGAGGAGGGAAAATAGCCCTCGGGGCAATCAACAGCGTTGCCACCTTTGCCCACGAGGTCGGGCATGCCTTTGACATCTTGCTTATCGGCAAGGGCAAAACCCTGAACACATTGTGCGAGCGGGCCGGCCTGGAATATAGCAAAGAATACGAGGCGGGATTTCTGGCAGAGCTAAAGGAAATTACCGGCTTCTTTCGAGAGATAACGCCGGAATTGGCCCAAACGCAGCCGGACTATGTGCGAAATTACCGCTGGACGCCGGTTGAGCTTTTCGCCATGTGGTTCGCAACGAACGCCCTGCACCCAGAGGCCGCTGAACAATTGGCCCCGAACTTCACGGAAGCGATGCGGAACCGGTTCCCGCAATTAAAGGAAGTCGCTCAAAACCTACGGATCGATGAGGCGGACTTGAACCCGCAACCTGACCATAAGTTTTTCGACCCGTTCATCGAGGCGGCGGCGAAGATTACGCATACGTTTCCGCTTCCGGGCAAGATTGGCAAAGTCGGCAGGCGGATGTGGGGGACGAAAATTCGGCGGGCGATATCCGCCACCATGCTGCTCCCACAGTGGAGTGGTCTTTTCACGAAGAATCCGGCCGGCAGGAAGATATTCCGGGCCGTTCAGGATAATCTTATCTATTTTTACAACGGCACGTTGGCCGCTGCCTTGGAGAGCATCTACCTGCCTGAACTCCACTCTTTACCGCGCGACTCCAAAGCGCGCATTGCCAACGCCCTTGACCACGGCAACCGGCAGGAAGTCCAGAAATACTTAAGCTCGGACGAGCTGCGGCTTAATTTCGGGCTGAAGCCTAACGAGGTCGAGATTTACCAGCGTATCATCACTGCCATCAATAATTCAAAGGAACGCATCCGTGAGCGGCTGAAACTCCAATCTGATTACTACCACTCTGATGAGGCGACCAAGGCCGAAATAGACGCCCGCATTAACGAAGCCTTGGAAAAACTCGGCGGATATTTTCCCATCGAACGTCATGGCCCCTGGATAGTGTGGGCGACCAAGGAGGAGACGTCCCCGGGCGAGGTGGAGCTAATCGATCCGCGGCCCGGGCTGGGAGTTACTCGGGAAAGCTTTTACTCGGCGTTTGAAAATGTGACCGAAGCGAACAGGGTTGCCGAGTTGATGCGTAAGTTCGGCTATAAAGACGCCCAAGTTTACCGGCGCGAAAATTTGCCGCCGGGATTTTGGGACAGGTTCCACAAAATGTCTACATGGGATTTGGAAAACCTTGTAGAGCAGGCCGGCGCCAACCGCAATGACCCGAATGTTCAGATGATGCTGAAGGTTCTCAAGACGCGCTCGCCGCTTGACAAGCATTTCATTCAGCGACGCTGGGTGCCGGGATACAAGGTAGATTTCGACGACATGATGTTCAGCCTGGAGTCGTTCATCGAGAGCACGACCCGCAGGCTCGCCGCCGCCCGCGCTCGCTATGAGGCGAAGCCCTGGATTGCGCGTATCTCGCCCAAAACAAACCCAGAGCAGAGTGTTTATTACAACCACTTCATTGAAAACGCGATCTACGGGTCAAGCACAGATTTTGTCCATATCAGGCAAGGCATTTCTCTCGCCACCTTGGCCCTTTCTACGACCTTCGCATTGCAGCAGATTTTACAGAACGTCTTTACCCTTTGGCCGTATATCGGCAACCGGGTCGGTAAACAAAAAATGGATCTTGTGTTTACCAGAAGTATGCTCGCAGCGTTTAAGTATTTGGCCGCACGGATCAAGGGCCAGCCGGCCGCCATCAATCCGACCCTGTCCATGCTTCTCGACAAGGCCATAACCGAGCACGTGGTAAGCGGTCAATATATGCAATCTCTGCTCGGCCCTGGCCGCGACCGCGCCCGCAATATATTAGACGCCCTCCACTTCATCGCCATCGGCACGGAGTTCTGGAATAGGCTGCACGCCGCCTGCGCCGGATACATTCTGGCGACCGAGTATGACGGGGAGACATCGCCGCTCGACATATACGAATCCATGAAAGACGCTGTTGAGTCTGCGAGCTATGTTTACGGCAAGACAAACATGCCCGAGTTGGTGGCACAAGCCGGTTCGGTGCGGGGATTTGTCAAGGTCGCCTACTTATTCAAGGCGACGCATCTGAATTATTTACATGAATTTGCCTACATGATGGCCAAGGGCACGCCCAAGGCTAAAATGCGGATGCTCACGGGCCGGGCTATATTCCTTGGTGCCAAGCGGGTCTTGCCATTCGGCATTATCCTGTGGCCGGTCGTGCGTGCCGTCGGCAGGGCGTTATTCAAGAAAGACCCGGAACAAGAATTGCTCAAGGCGCGTGCGTCGGAAAACCCGATGGTCGAGGCGCTTGCGCAATATCTTTCCTATGGCATTGGCGGCTGGGCGCGGCTGGATTTGAGCGACATGCTCGACCTCGGCACCATAATATCGCCTGGCTTCGACCCGTTCGGCCAGCTAGTCGGGCCTGCTTATAGCATGGGGGAACGGCTGAATACCGCCCAGAAACTCATACGACAGCGGCGGTTTGCGGAAGCCTTTGCCCAAATCCCCTTCCGCATGTTAAGCACTTATTTGACCGCAGAGTTATGGCGCAAGGAAGGCAAGGAGGTTCAGAAAGACCTTTACATGAAGTTCACCGACGCCGAAATACGGGGAAAGCGGCTTGGCTTCACGCCGGCCCGGCTCAAGGAGCAGTATGAAGTGCGGGAAATGCAGCGGCGGATTGAAAGCAAATATAAAGACATCCAGCAGCGGGCCTATGCCGGGCTCCGCGCGAAAATGGGCACAACCGAGGGCCGCCAGATGCTTGTGTCCGCCGCCCACGGCGACATAGCCGCCCTGTATAAGGCGTTGGGCGAAAACCTTGTCCAGCGGATCGCCCGCCATAATGCCGAGGTGCATGAAGCCTTGACCGTGGCCTATATGACCAGCTCTTCGCCCATACCCGAGAGCGTTGCAATGCGGAACTACAAACAATATACTATCAGCCCAGCCGACACCTTGCGCTGGGTTCAAGAAGAAATCAAGGGCAAGGTCAGGTTCGAGACCCTGCCCGCAAAATAGCGAAACAAGGAGGCGTTTTATGCTACAGGTGATTGGGGCCCTAATCGGGTTGGCGGGGGCTTTCCTGCCAGAATTATTCAAGCTCAAAAAGAGCAAACAAGACCAAAAACACGAACTCGAAATGGCCAAGCTACAGATCGAGGCCCAGAAGGAGACGTCGGCACAGCAGTTGCAGGCTATCGAGGCGTCCGGCGCGGCTACCGCCGACGTGGGGGCCTACGCGTTCGCGCCCGTTGTGGAACCGAAAACCGAAGGTAAGTGGTGGGCTGTCCTGCTGACCAATCTTGTTTATGCTTACAATTCTACCGTCCGGCCGACGGTTACCTACCTACTCTTGTTCGCATACCTATTCGTCAAGAAGGCGCAGGTGAAGTTGGCAATGGCGGCGGGTGGCGACCTGTATCAGGCCATCGTCAGGGTGTGGACTGAAACCGACGCGAGCTTTGTATCGATGATCATCGTCTTCTGGTTTGGCGGGCGGCAGATTTTGCGCGCCAATAACAGACTAAAGTAATGCTGCTACCCGACGCGGCGCTGGCACTCATCAAGGCCTTTGAAGGGCTTCGCTTGCGGCCATATGTCTGTCCGGCCGGCTATTGGACAATCGGTTATGGCCATGTGCTTTCTCCGGCTGAAAAGGAGAAATATCGCGAAATTTCTCCTAATGAAGCGGAGTTGTTGCTTGTCGAGGACGCACAAAGGACTGAAAGGGCGGTGCGGCGGCTCATTCTTGTCCCGCTCACCGAAAATGAATTGGCGGCATTGATATCGTTTACCTTCAGCCTTGGTAGTGGGGCGCTCCAGCGCAGCACGCTGCGCCAGATGTTAAATCGGGACGAAGACCGCGAGGAGGTCGCCGAGCAGTTTCTTCGGTGGGTTTTCGCAGCCGGGCGGAAACTACAAGGACTTGTCCGGCGCAGACAAAGTGAAGGGCTGGTTTTCCTTGGCAAAAGAATTAATTTCCTATGACGCGCAGGTAACAAAAAGCGAAGTGAACGAGGCGCATGAGCGACGCGAGCAGATTAAGCATTCCCTTGGCACTGCCACGTTGGGATTTTTAGAGGCCGGACGGTTATTGGCCCTGGCCGTAGAGAAACGCGACTACAAGGCTCTGGGCTACGAACGCGAATCCGACTACTTCGCCTCGGAGTTCGGGCTGAAGCACAGCACGGCGCACAACCTCATCTCGTTGTGGAAGGTTTATGATGGCCAGGACTCTCACAAGTTGGCGGCGGCGGGATACACGAGGCTGGTGCAACTGCTGCCTATGGCTCGGAACGCCGGCGGTGAAGACAAGGCGCTGCTAATCGAAAAGGCTGCCATACTGCCGCCGCAGGCATTCGCGGACGAGGTGCGGGAATTACGCGGCCAAACCCCAAGCGACCAATGTGTTAAACACGATTGGAAGATCATCAAGGTCTGCCGGATTTGCGGCCTGCGGATAGTTGAAGAACAATCCGAGAAGACCTGGTAACCGCCCGAATTTGCCGCGGCGGCTTTCGCCTGCCGCGAAAATAACGTCCGGAGATACTTGGATAAGCCTGCCTGCCCCATTTTGGGCGATTTTGCCGTTTTTGGCCACCCTGGGGCCCGTAGGCGAGATTTCCACAGATTTTCCCCATATAATTTTTTTGAAATATTTTCTTATTGTTCTATCTTGACATTATGGCAGAAACATAGTATAATTCCCACCGGAGGTGAAAGATGAAAAAGATCAAGGCCACGGAAACGCAGCGGATGTGTTTCGCCCTTCCCGCCAAAATGCACCGCCGGTTAAAATTGCAGGCGGCGATGAACGGCGACACCATCCAGGGAATCATCATTCGGGCGATCGAGCAGGCGTTTTCTCGCGCGCCCCGGGGCTCTGCGGAAGCCCAGGAGATGGAGAACCCGCATGAATAAAGAGGAGCAAATCACGCTCGGTCCGCCTGCCGTTTTAGACAACAGCCCGGTAAGGCAGGCTTCGGACGCGCCCGAATTGACGCTGGAGATCATCCAAAAATACATCAACCCGCTGGCGACTGAACAGGAAGCCTACATGTTCCTGCGGCTGTGCCAAAGCCAACAGTTAAATCCATTTTTGCGGGAGGCCTACCTCATCAAGTTTTCGCCGAACGAGCCGGCCAGCATCGTCGTCGGCAAGGATACGTTCCTCAAGCGCGCCCAGGCATGCCCCGGCTTCGACGGGTTCCGGGCCGGCGTCATCGTCAAGTCCAGTAATTCCATGGTGTATCGCGACGGAGCTTTTGTCGGCCCCGGCGAAACCCTGCTCGGCGGATGGGCGGAGGTATATCGGAAAGACTGGTCGCACCCGACCCGCGCCGAGGTGTCTCTAACTGAATACCTGCGGCGGCGCAAGGACGGCTCTCCGCAAAGGCCGTGGGCCGAAATGCCGGCAACAATGATCCGAAAGGTTCCGCTCGTCCAAGCTCTCCGCGAGACGTTCCCTGATCGATTCGCTGGAATGTATAGCCCAGAAGAAATGCCCAATACGGATACGGAAGACTTACCCAAGTATGAAATGGGCAAGCCCGTCGAGGTCGTCATTCCGCCGGAGCCGCTTACTCCGCCAGAGCCAGCACAGGTCGTGCCGATGCCCGAGCCGGCCGCAGCGCCGACCCCAGCCGCTGCGCCGAAACCGCCGGACACAGACAAGATGACCGAGGCTCAAGCCAAGTTGTGGGCGACACTAAAAGAGGTTTACGGCGGCGAGCTAACGGCTATCGGCAACCGGCTGGAACAGGAAACCACCTTCACCAAAAACGGCGTCAACTACAAGGGTAAACGTAATATCTTGTGGGTCAAGGACGTATCGTGCGACATCATCCGGCACAAACTCGAACGCGAGTTAGATGAGATGCGTCATGGCAAGTTTGAAGGCGGAACCCCCGTTACTCAAATTGAAGATGTATGCTTTGCCTGTGCCAAACTCGGCGAATGCTCGCGGGAACCAAGGGCGGACAACACCTGCCCGGATTTTATTGACGTCAGCGGCGACATCGCGGTCGGGCAACCGAAAAAAAGGAAGTAAGTTATGAGTAATGTTTATCAGATGGATACCAACGAAATCGAAGAAGAACGTC